CAACGCATCGTCCGACACTTTGCGTGAATCATTTGATTCGCCGAATCCTTGGTCGCGCAAATCTTTGATTGCGCTTTTGAAATCACCATTGTGACCCAATACAACGAAACATTGGAATGCGTCGTGTGCCTTTTCCGCTTCGAATTGTGTGGATGTCGTAAATGGGAAAAACGAACCTGAATCTTTGAAGATGACACCAGATGTTTCCGATGTTGTTTCGCCTGGTCGCAACAAATACGTCATTCGTGCGTTTTCCCGAACGATTGTCCATCCGTAATGCAACAAGACGTCCAACGCGGTGTTCGTGGCTCTAAAGTCGCCCCACGGCGTTGAATCGTCCGAATCGCTATCCAATACCGATTCCGTCGGTTGATTCTTTATTGGTTCGGGTTGCGGAATGGTGGCGTCCATCATTTTGGCGCACATCCAAATCACGTTTCGTTCGTCGGGGCTGATTTCAACGACGTCGGTGATTTTTCCAATGATTTTATATCCCTTTGTCGGCCAAACAACGATTTGACCACCCTTTCCGCGTGTTTCGAATATTACTTCGCCTTTGCTATTCTTCGCCAACTTTTCGTTTCCCGCGATTTCCGAACATTTGAAAATCCAATGGAAACCGCCCGATTGCGTTTGCTGGATAATCATTTTGTTGATGAGGTCGGGCGCGTTGTCCTCAATCAATCCTTTAAATTCTTCGTATTCGTCGCCCTCAAAATATTTGGCGTCAATGTCCAAACATTGGATTCCATCGAAACCCATGACCAGACCAATGCCGTTGGTCTTATCGAAAACGCTGAAATCTTCAATCGGTGTTTCCGCGTGTTGTTGCCATCCTTTCAGCAATGGCCGTTTTGAATTGCGAACTAATGGAATCGGGGAAAATCCGTGGTCGCGATATTTGTGGGCAATCTTTTTGATGTCCATTCGTTATTTGCTCTTTGTTGTGTGTTATCTAATCAACGCCCAATTGTCACAATTGCGCGCATATCTTTTTGGCGTCAATGTTATTGACTTCCGCCCCTTTAATTCCTTAAAAGGAAAAATGAACCAACGGCGGTTCACCACATCGTAACAGATGACAAAATCAACGTTTTGATATTGGTCAAAAACACAAGTGATTTCCGCGTGAAACTTTTTGATGTATGTCGCCGACTTCACTTGAATCGTCACAAAACGATTCCCGCGAAATGCTATGATGTCAACTTCCGATTGATGGACAAAAGGGAATGCAACGTGCCAATCCCTTTGAATCAATTCCGCCGCGCATCGCAATTCCGCCAACGCGCCGTTTTTATGGTTGTCGTGAATCATTTGATTTTCGACAAATAGTCATCGTAACTTTTCGCGATGAAATACACGCCACCAGAATCGTTGATTTCCTTTTCAATTTCCTTTTGTTCGGCGGATTGTCTGTCCTTTCCAATCTTCACCTCAATGCCGTAAAACTTGCCGTCAATAATTCCAATGATGTCGGGAATCCCTTTGCGCTGGACGCCCTTCCGATACACCTTGCGTTTGACATCGTACACCGCGCCGTTGTTTATACGATACGCCGCGCCACCGCGGACGTGGTACATATCCCAAATGATTGTTTTTGTCAAATCATTGGCGGTGGTGTCTTTGAACCTTTGTTTGACCAATGCGTGTGGTGGCAACATCGGGTGTTTTTCGGCTTTCAGTTCGTCGGCTAATTTGCCCAACTCTTTAAGGTTCTTAGGAATCCAATTCATTATTGATTCTTTTGTTTGCAGAATGTTCAATCATTCTTGAAATGTGCGTTCGGTCCATGGCTTTCAAATAATCTTTGGCCAATTCCCAACAAATGCGGTCGAAATCATTCGGTGATTTGTCGCTCATATTTTTGCACCTTATTCCAGAATTCCAAATATTTCATTTTACGCATTTCAATTTCCATTTCAACGTCTGGGTCGTTGCGATGGATTCGGAAAATAAACAATTTTTTTTGAATGCGTGGGTCGAACGAAACGAAATCCATCCATTGCAAAGAATCAATCACAATGAAATAGTGCATCACTTGCGCTTTATATTGTGCGGGAATCTTGTTCATTCTCAAATATTCAACGTGCTTTTTCGTTGATGGACATTTGATTTCCACGCCACCAATTGGGACGTCCTTTTCATAAACCAACGCGTCAGGACTGATGGCTAAAAAATCATGTTCGTCGTGAATGCAAAAACCGATTTCCCTTGCATCGTTTCCCGTTCTCATTCTGTATTCATCCAACGCCACAGGTTCCATCATGATGCCGTGTTGCATCGCTTGGGTTGTTGGCGATTCTACAATCTCGCCCGACAATCGTTCGGCGATTAACTCATCGACAAACGTCAAATTGTTTGACTTGAAAATGTTCGCACATCGCGAACCCGTAATGACACCCAAACGCATTTCGAACCATTCGCGTGACCTTTGTTCAACATTCTTGATTTTCATATTCCTTGATTTATTATTCTGTTTAATTCTTCAATATCGTGCAATTGTGAAATCCTCAAATCATAAGCCGCCGCACGATATGTTAAGACCGACCCGTTGTCGCGAATCTTCTTTTCGCCTTTTGCCATGAATGTGGAATCTTCAAAAAACATCTTTTTGGACCGCCATCCGCAAATCGTCGTTTCGTTGGTCTTTGTGTTGTGACTGCAAAAAACGTATGTGTGGACGTTGTAGGTTTTTTGCGTTTCTAAAATATAGACGTCAAAATGTGGCTTTGGATTTATACCGCGTGCAATCGTTTTCACATCAATCGTCATTCCATTGCTTGCGACAATATCCACGCCGTCGTCAAAACCTTCTTTGCTTCGATATTCTTCGACATCAATTCCAAGATATTCGCGGACGACATATTCACCCAACAAACCAATGTATTGGTCTTTCCGTGACCCGTCAAACCGACCGCGGTTTCCAAGGTTGTGACGCCCCAAATATTTCCAAATGCGGGCGCGTTGTTCTTCTGGTACAATCATGGAAATCATGGGTGATGTTTTTTGCGGTGTTCTTCGAATAGTAGTTCACCAACCGCGCCCAATATAATTTTTGCGGACATGATGCGTTTGCGTTCTTCCATTCCTTGACGCCATTTTGAATGGTCGTCGCTTCGTTCGAAATGCCAATCGTGTTGTTTCAGCATTTGAATGAATTTTTCTTTTGTCATTGTTCAATCTTTTTCGATTCCGTTTTCTTTCAAATCACGATGACACAATTCAATCATGGTCATCGTTTTATTGGGGCAATTGCAATTCATTTCAAAGTTATTGTCGGGTGTGCGTAAACATAAAGCAAAGCCAATACACTTAATGCAAACATCGCTATCGTAAACACTAATAAGTAAAAAAGAATCTTTGTGGCTTTCTCTTGGTCACTCATCTCTCTTTGGTTTTAAATTAGTTTATGGTGTTTATTAGTAGTTGTAGGCAATTAAAGACTTTCTAAATACCTTTCAATGTCTTTGTGTGTTATTGTAGTACATACGCCTTGGTTATCTTCATTCCACCACTTACGAAAATCCTTTAAAAGTTCGCTTTGCTTACTAACATCGTCCTTTTTCTCAAGAAAGTTTTTTTCTTTAATCAAAGCGAGAGCAGGAGCAAACATTAAGGGACTTCGCTCCATTTCTTCTATCAACTCTTGCATTGGTGTTTTCATATCTCTTTGGTGTTATAAATTTCTATGTATTTATCAATTGGCATTGTATCTCCTTCCTTTAGAAAAAACTGACGATGCTCATTGTTTTCATTATCAACAACGACAAATTCATACCAGCCGTTTGCTCTTTTAGCTATTAGAATCTTCATCTCTCTTTGGTGTTCCTTTTCACACTTATCTATTTCAGTTAGCGTTTCAATGGTATCAATTGCCCACGCTAATCCATTTTTAAATGCTTGTCGGTGTTCTTCGCCTTTTGTACCTAAAAAAGCATCGTGCTTAGTTTGCAATTGTTCTATAATTTTTTCGCTTAATGTTTTCATTCGTTCTCGGTATTAAAGGTTCGACAACTTATCCAACGCATCCCCAAAATCAACACCAGCGATTTGGCGTTCGGGTTCGCGGTGTTCATCAACCACCATTTTCAATGATGCCAATTCTTCCAATGACAAATTCAAAATCATTTCCACCTGACCTTGAATCGTCGTCATCAATTCTTCATCCGCACGATCCAGGGCGTTCAACGCGCCACGGATTGCCCGTTCGATTTCCGTTTCCAACCGCCCCATCATGTTCTTTATGTTTTGGCGATACAATCGTGTTCCTTTCATCGTGTCCATCTGTTCCAATGTCGCTTGATACAATGCCACCAACTTGATGGCCTCTTTGAATGTTGTGAATCGTTCCATGCTCTAAAATTTCAACCACCTTTTGCGGCGTTGGTATTTCCTAATTAATCGCGCGTTGTTGTTCAACAGGTTCACAACGTCGTCGTTCCATTGCGTCGCGCTGGCCACCAACATCGTGTTCAATGAATCCCATTGCAATTCAACGATATATTGGTCCACAAACATTTTGTGACGCCTCTTTCGAATTATCCTTTTAAACATAGGCGTCCAACTTTTCACGCAACGATTCGTTTTCGCTTTTCAGTTCATCAACTATAATCAACAATTCATTTACCTGTTCTTTTCGCAACTCGCGTTCCTTCTTCGCGTGTCTTGCGCGGTCATCGTATTCCGCCAACACTTCCATCAATCGTTCGTAAATTTCAACGTATTGCGGCAACCTCATGAATGATTCATGATTCTTGAAATGGTGCAAAATGGTGGCGTGGTTCTTTTCAAAGAATTGGCCA